CCGTGGCTTCTAATATGGGAATGTCAGGAAACCAGCCAGGTATAGATATTTCTAAACTTGATTTTGTAGGTAAAGCAAAAAGCATATTAGACGCTGCTAATAAGAAAGATAAAGCAAGATTAGGATAGAATGGCATTCAACGTAAAAAGAATTAACCCATTAGACCTACAGCCTAGAAAGGCTATAGGAGTAGACCTTCCATTTGAAGGAAGCGCTGTGTTTAATTCTACGTACGAAACAAAAGATGCACTAAAAGCTAACTTAATAAACTATTTTTTAACTAATAAAGGTGAGAGATATTTGAACCCTAATTTTGGATCTAACATTAAATCTTTATTATTCGAAAATATAGATAGAAATCAACTTGACTTAATTGAGAGCACAATAGAAAAAGATCTTACAGACTTTTTTCCAAACATACAACCTACATTAATTCAAGTAGCATCAGATCCAGACACTAACGCAGTAATATTCTTTCTACGTTACTCAATAAGAGATACAAACGTACAGGATGAACTAGTAATAAACTTTGAACAATAATGGCTGAGCAAAGACAAATAAAATACATAAATAAAGAGTTCTCTGATTTTAGAACTCAATTAATAGAGTACACTAAAAACTATTTCCCAGATAGCTATAATGATTTTTCAGCTACCTCACCCGGTATGATGTTCATAGAAATGGCATCATATGTTGGAGACGTACTATCATTCTACCAAGATACGCAGCTTCAGGAAACCTTTTTAACATATGCAAAAAACCCAAAGAACTTATTTAACTTAGCATATATGATGGGGTATAAACCTAAAGTGACCGGAGTATCAGAGGTTGAACTCACCCTATCACAGGTAGTAAACGCAGATGGTTCATACAATCCAGACTGGTCAACTGCTGCAAATATAAACGCAAACGCTATATATAGATCATCAGATACTTCTAAAACAAACTTTTTAGTAGATCAAGCTGTTGATTTTACCTACTCTAGTTCTTTCGATCCTACAGAAGTAATTATAAACTCCTTCGATGGATCTAACAATCCAGCACAGTTTTTACTTAGAAAGAAAGTTAAAGCATTTTCTGGAGAATTAAAACAAAAACAGTTCACAATCGGAACTGTAGAAAAGTTTAAAACTCTCACTTTAACAGATAAAAATATAGTAGGAATCTCCAGTATCGTAGATAGTGATGGTAATTTTTGGTACGAAGTACCGTTTTTAGGTCAAGATACTATATATAAAGACGATTCAAATTCTAACTCAGATTCAAATAGAGTACCGTACGTACTAAGCCTACAGAAGGTACCTAGGAGGTTTGTAACAAGATTTCAATCTAACGGTAATTTAGAAATACAATTTGGATCCGGTACAAATAGTAGTGACGACTCTGTTATACTACCAGATGCTACAAATGTAGGAAACGCAACTAATCAAGGTATTTCAAGAATAGATTATGCATATGATCCATCTAACTTTTTATATAGCCAAGCCTATGGAATAGCCCCTACTACAAACTTAACTGTTAACTACCTTGTAGGTGGAGGAGTAACTTCTAATGTTAAAGCAAATACTATTACTGAAAAATATAGTATTGCAGGCACTAACACAACCTCAATAACTGTGAATAATGCAAAACCAGCATCAGGAGGAAGAGACGGAGATACGGCAGATGAGTTGAGAGAAAACTCTCTGAGAGCCTTTAATGAACAGAACAGGACTGTAACTCTACAAGACTATACTGTAAGAGCACTATCTATGCCTAGTAAATACGGCAGTATAGCTAAAGCATACGCTACACAAGATCAGCTTACTAATACAAATGATCAAGGACTAGTAAATAATAATCCTTTAGCGATAGCACTTTATGTATTAGCTTATGACAATAATAGCACGTTAAGAAATGCACCAGCAACATTAAAAAATAACCTAAAAACTTATTTATCAGAATATACAATGGTAACAGATAGTATTTCAATAAAAGATGCATTTATAGTAAACATAGGAATAGAGTACGAAATTATAGTAAGACCAAATTTTACCAGTAGAGATGTACTATTAAACTGTAATTTAAAATTACAAAGTTACTTTAAAACTACAAAAAGGCATATAAATCAATCAATTAATATATCTGATCTTTTTAAAGAACTTGACAAAGTAGAAGGAGTACAAACTGTTCAAAAGATAGAAATAGTCAACAAAGCAGGAGGAAACTACTCACAGTACGGCTATGATGTAAAAGGTGCAACTAAAAATAATATAGTATACCCATCATATGATCCGTGTATATTTGAAGTAAAATTTCCAAACACTGATATAAAAGGAAGAACAACAACATTATAACATGGCAGTATATAAATTATTTCCCGACAAAGATACATTCATATTCACAGAGGTACCTATAGCTAATGCCGGATACGATGAAATGGTTGAGCTAGGTGGTTACCCGGTACTAGAAGTTGGACAAGCATCTAGAGTACTTCTGCACTTTAAAGATAGTGAAATTGCTAATGTGGTAAACAATAAAGTAGGAAGCACTAATTTTAGTGCAAGTATAAACGTCAAACTAGCATCAGCATATGAAACACCAACATCTCATTCAGTACACGCTTATCCAATATACGAGTACTGGGACGGAGGAGTAGGTAAGTACGGAGATGAGCCTTATGATAAGTCCGGATGTACTTGGAGATATGCAGGAGCTCAAAATACAAATTCATGGACTCTACCACACAACACTATTACCATGCCCGTAAACGTTACAGGCTCTTACAACTCTACCCATCTAGGCGGAGGTAACTGGTATACAGGTTCAAACGGATATGATTTACATACATCACAGTCCTTTGAATTGAACGATAATATAGATTTAAGTATTGACGTTACTAACGCAGTACTGCTACACTATACCGGTTCGATTACTAACAACGGATTTATACTTAAACTTGATGATGAAATAGAGTTTGGCTTAACATCTTCAGTAAGACATAAGTACTACAGTGGGGACACCAATACTATATACCCTCCTACACTTGACATAAAATGGGATGATAGTAACTATGTAACTGGTAGTCTTACACTATTAACAACTTCACAAGCAGAGATAGATGTTACAAACAACAAAGGAGAATTCCCAGACGTAGGTAAACTGAGATTCAGGATGCTAGCAAGACCTAAGTACCCAACTAGGACTTTTACAACAGGATCTGTTTATAGAACAAATTACGCTTTACCTTCACAGTCATACTGGGGGTTGAAAGACGATTTTACTGAGGAGATGGTAATTGATTTCGATAACGATTTTACAAAGATTTCTTGTGATGCATCTGGTTCATACTTTGACGTTTACATGGATGGACTACAACCAGAGAGATTTTATAGAATACTTGTAAAAACAGAATTAGACGGTACAACAGCTATTATTAATAATGATAATACTTTTAAGGTAGTAAGAAATGGCTAATATACAAGCAAAAAAAACAGTAATAAAGAAAGATGATTTTGAAAAAGCTGTTAATACAGATTTTGAGACTTTTATAGACCCTACAGTAGAACAAGACAATGACACAGTAGAAGAGCTGTTCAGATTATATAATAAACTTTTTTACGAGATACCTGTAGAAGGATTATCAAACTCACATGAGTTTTTAGTAAAAGAAAGCTCAAAGCTGTACCAACTTGCAACCGATACTGATAGTATACAACCTTTATTAGATGAAATCACAAGTCTAAGAGAGCAGCTACTATTAGCAAATGAAGAATTGTTAGAAGCACAAGAGTACACAGAAGAGCAGAATGGCACAAACTAAATACACAGTCACAAACGTTGATCCTATAGGGTTCAAGAATTTATCAAGCAGTGATTCTAAAATAATAGACTCATTTCAGATAAACTCTAAACTTGACCTATCTAAGGATGTTGTTGAGCTTCATGTGTATTCTATAGACGGAGATCTATTAGAGTCTAATTACAATTATCAAGATGTAAAATTTCTTCAAGGTAGTGAAACTGCTAATAACTCTGGAGGATCTTTTTTCACTTTAGATCCAATAGACGATATTGAAGATAGTGAGTATGAGAATGGAGGCGTAGTTTACGTATATAATTTTTTAAAAGATTTATATAGTGAATCTACACAGAAAGTAGAGTTTTACATTAAAGAAATTTCCCCTGATAGAAAAGAAATAAGACTGCTAACAACACAGCTTGACAGTAATGCTGTAGAGGAAAAAACATCTATAATAAAATCTAATTTTGAAAAACTATCTTATTACGATAACCTAAGACTTAATTTTCAAAACAACAACATAGTAGCCGGAGTTAATATAAAAACTCTAGATTATAAAGACTATAAATCTGTAATTGTAAAATTATATGAACGCCTACCAGAGTCTATAATACTAAAAGACAAACTATCTATACAGCAAATAATAACTGATTCTGTAGCATACCAGATAGACGCAGAAACGGTTTCTGATCTTATAGAAATACCCTATATAAAAGGACCGAATTTTGAATCTGAGTTCGAAACTAACGAATCAAATATTCCTTCTCAACTATTCAACTATAATGAGCTTTTCAGTTACCCTACCCAAAATTCTTATAGAGAACTGAACTCTTTGTTTGCAGAAAAAGGTATAAACCTCAGTATTGATTACTCTGATTATAGTGAATTTACAAACTTTAGCTCTATTAATGAGAGACTGCGAAACTTTAAATATAAGTTAGATCTTATTGAAGGATATCAGACTACTTTAAATGAAATTGAAAGCGGTAGTAATACAACTGCCGGTATATCAGGAAGTAGAGATTTTTATGAAAGTGAAATAAAGTCTATTCTAGATAATTTTGACCACTATGATAGACATCTGTATTACGAAAGCGGTCCTACATCATGGCCTAAACAGAATACTTTAAAACCTTATATTAACGCTACCGGATCAGCTACCGGTTCCTGGTATGCCGACCAGTTACTATCATCTTCAACTTATGATGATACTAATAATAGTCTCCTTCTTAACACAGTACCCGTTTACTTAAGAGAGGATCCTAATAATGCACCATATGCTACGTTCATTCATATGATAGCTCAGCACTTTGATAATATTTGGATATACACAAAGGCAGTAACAGATAAATACGATAATGATAATAGGCTCAATAAAGGTATTTCAAAAGATTTAGTAGAAGATGCATTAAGAAATTTTGGAATTAAATTATATACTAGTAATAAATCTACTGAAGATTTATTTAAAACATTTACCGGTAAGCTATACAACACAGGTAGTGAACAAGTTGTTAATTTTACATCAGCATCTAATGATGCCATATCAGAGGAGAACTACAGAAAAGAACTTTATAAGAGACTTTATCATAATCTTCCTCTACTATTAAAATCTAAAGGTACAGAAAGAGGAGTACGAGCACTTTTAAACTCTTTTGGTATCCCAACACTGTATAGTTCAGGTTCACACACTGGGTTAAAAGTTAAAAGTGTAGGAGGATCAAATACTACGGAAAACGTTAACATAGGGCCGTTACTTATTACAACATCATCTGCTGGTAAGGTAAGATTAGACGACACAGGGAGTACAACAACCGGTAATACTTTATCACAATATACTTCTATTTTAAAGAGAGATCAAAAATATAGCAATGATAGTCATGCAGTAGAAA